GCAAACCTTTGACTGATTGATCTGTCATGGGTGCTGATGAATCTCGATCCTTGGAATAGGTGTGTACTGCCACACCAGCCTTGGAATCGCCTATCTGTTGTCCTAGTTTGGAATCTTGTTTGATTGAGTATGTTACCAAGTTGGGTGTGAATACATACTTGCCATCTTGCACAGATGGTGTGTTTACATACAACAGGTCACCCATGATATAACCCCTGACATTCTTGGGTGTTTGTTTTTCCAACATGGGCCATAATGATTTGTATATGCCTGCCAGTCCTTCCCTGCCAGGTCCTCTGGCCATTAACTGCGTACTTAATTGATCAGGTGATTGGAACATTCCATCATAACCTTTGGCACTGAATCCTGCTTTGTCTGTGAGTATGAACTGACCCTGTTCGTTCCTGCCCCATATGATGGCAGGCTTGCCATCCCATTTGATTGTGATATCCTTTTGTTTGTCAGGCAAGTTGTTTAACAATGATATGGCCTGTTCAGCACCTCTGGAACCCCTGTCAAAGATTAGATCTTCTGGATGTTCTATCCTGGCACCTTCAAATACCTTGGTCACAAATGATTCATGTAGTGACTGTTCCAGTTTTATGTTTTCCTTGCCCAGTGTGTCAGAAGCATCTCCTGTGAGATTACGCCAGTTTGGCAATCGCTTGACTGCATCCAGCACCGATTCAAATGATGCCAGATCCTTGGGATCCGATGACTTTAATAATATTTTAGCAATGGTGGCAGGATCCTTGGAAACTGTTTTGTCCGTCTTCCTGTCTACCAGTCCATTTTTCAATGAGAATTTGTAGCCCAATGCCTTGGCAATGGATGCCAACAGTATGTTTTTGTGTGATGCCTTGTAGGCTGAACCTTCTGGTGCACCTGACAGTGCCCACTTTTGCCACTGTGGTTCACCGAACATGAAATCCGTTTGCACAAAACCGTTGAGCTCAGAACCTCTGATGGGTGTTCTTAGATGCACATTGTCACCTGACTTCTTGATGTCTTGGCCCAATGAATATCCTTTGCCTTGTAGTATGTTGACCAATTGATCCTTGGACATCTTGCTGATATCCACTGAAAGGTCAATGTCGCCTGAGTCTGCTTTGATACCCGTGGAGCCCAGCATATTGTATTGTAATGGCAAACCTGTGAGTTGTTCCAGCCATCGTACGGTGGGCAACACATCTGCTTTTTGAATTCTCTTTGTGCCTGGATTGCCATCCACATCCTTGAATATCTTGCCACCCTCTGCCAGTGCATACTTTTTGAATACTTCATAGTCTGGATTGGACTTTGGAATATATTGGTTGCCAATGGATATGCCTCCACCTGTTTGTCTTATGCCCTGATTGGGATCGGCTGTCATGCCTGCTACTGCTGATGTTGTGTCAATCACACCGCCTACCATGGCGGAAAATTCTTTTTTCTGATCCTCTGGATTCTGTCTGGTGTTTGTGATGTTTTTGACAAAGGGTGTGAACTTGTTCAGGTCACCAGGTTTGACCATGTTGAGCACTGTGTTGTCTAAATACTTTTGTAAATTTGCCTGGTACTGTGCAGGATTCAAAGCCACGCCATTGTTGGCTTTGGTGAGCTTGGACACCTTCATGTTCCAGCCTTTTTGTATCATGTTGACAAGATTGCTTACATTTTTGTTGTTTGCCAGAGTCTGTGCTCTTTGCATGAATGTGGCATTCTGTGGTAAGTTGGGAACGGTAGGATCTTTCTTGATTGCTTTTACTAGATCTACTATGCTTACTTCGTTAACCAGTTCCTTGATCTGCATCTTCTTTTCTCCTAACTGATCTATAAAACTTTTTTGGGTCTTGATGCCTGATAGCATTTATAAATTTTCTTTTAAGATCATCTGCTTGTTCAGGAGTATATAGAACACTGAACTGTTCTATTAGGTTGATAGCCGATTGAATTATATTAGATGCTCTGCTTTCTACCAAATGAGTCTTCTCATCTGACCTGATTGGCATTTCACTTAATTCTGTTAATATGGATCTAGTATATTTTTGCATGGTATCTACTTCGTAACAGTTTTATTTACCATACATCAGCTCTCAAACTCTAGGATTTAAGATCAGCCAACAGGCTTTTAAGTTTACTGGATTGCACCTCGGCAGTTATTTTGGGTTGATCCACTTCGGTGACCTGTGTGTTTTCCAGATTCACCTGTATTTTTGAGTCCTGTTTGTCTGTCATCACAGGAGCTCTTTGATCTTGTAGTTCAGGAGGCAAGTCTGCTATCCTTAAACTTTCCAGATTAAACTCCAGATCAACCTTGGAACCTACACCAGATGATGATCTTGTTTTCATCAACTGTATCTGATATCTGCCTCGCTCTCGCATGGCTCTGGATGTGAATATACCAAACACATTGTCCGCAGTGTTGACCTTGGATAATCCACCAGCGATATGGCTGTGATCAAACTCAACTTCTTCCACTGCTGACCTATTCAACTGCGAAGCAGTCACGAATATAATGTCCAGCTCTTTGCTCAGGTTCCTTAGTTCTTCTGAAACATACTTGTCCTTGATAAACAAGTCATTGGGTGATACCTTGGCAGTGATTGGCATCAACAGATCCAGATAGTCCACACACAAAAAGTCTGGCTTGATCTTGTGTTTGATTTCCAGTTCCTTGATATAGGATCTGATATCATTCACTGTGCTCTGTGCAGGCATATATTTGATCTGTAACTTACCTGCTTTCTTGGATACCAGTTTTACTTTCATTTCCACATTGTCAATGTCCTTGAATATCTCCTTGGCGGCTGTGTTAGTCATCATAGAATCTATTCTCATGGCACACAGTTCTTCTGAAAGTTCCAGTGTGATGTACACACCAGACAATCCTGTCTGTGTCCAGTTCACTGCTAGATTCTGCATGAACAATGACTTACCAGAACCAGATCCTCCGGCAAATATTTGCAGTTCGCCCTTGTTGAATCCTCCATACAATGGCCTGTCTAAATTAGTCCAACCTGTGCTGACCTGTCCATTCTTGTCTTTCAATGAAGTCAATCTGGCCTTAGGATCCTCAAAATAGTCTATGCCCATGTCCTTGGTCAAGGATATTTGTACTGCATCCTTCACAATCTTTTCAACAGGACCATAGTTGCCTTTTTCCAACATATCAGCTGACTTCAGTATGGCTCTTTCCAGTTCCTGCCTTCTTGTAAAGCCTTCGAACTCTTCCAGGAACCAATCATAGTGTCCTGTGTTGATGTCATCAATGGATTCAAGTTTAACCTGGGTCACTGCTTCAATCTGTTTTTTGTCAGGCAGTGTCTTGTGTTTGTCTGTGTGTTCCTGTATGAATTTGGCCGCGGCTTGTAGTGTGCGATCAAAATTATCTGGATTGAATATGTTTTGTACCCTGACATATGATTCAGAGTCTTGTAACATCATTTCCAGAAACAGTCTTTGTGTGTCAACAGAATATTCTTTTGCCATGTGTGTAATATATTATCTATTTGTTGGATTGTCTAGTTTTCTTTTTATCAAACGAGTTTTCTGGAGAAGTTTCCTTTTGATACTGGAAGTTGTGCATCATGTTTCTGCCTGCGGTGTGTCCGTCCTGTATGTTGGACTTCTGTGCCTTGGTAAAGTTCCAGTCCACATCCATGGGTATGTTGAATGATTGGCTGATCAGTGTTTTGTATTCTCTTTTGCGAATCTCTTTGGCATTGAAACAGTCATGCCACGGAAAGTCTGCAAACTTCAGGGCCCATAGTTTGTCAAAGTCCAGACCCATGCCTGCACCATAGAACGCATAATATCCTGACACCTTGTACCAGGGCAGGCTCACCAGTTGGTCGTTGCAGTATTCTGTGAGGTTATTGGACTCCTCTGATGTCATGTATTGGCTCTTCCAGGACCTAATGAAAGGTGTTTCACCTGTGATGGTGTATCCAAATTTTTCAGGATCCTTGGCTATCTCAGATGGAAATGCATTGTACTTGGCATTTTCAATCCTGAATGCAATATAGTTCATGATGCTCAATGGTATGTTCTTGTGATTCTGTATCCAGGTCAACCCATCCATGATGTCTCCCTTGGAATCTCCAGGAAGCCCAACCAACAGGTTGGCGTGTGTGTTGAAATAGTTCCTGCCCAGTGGATGTCCTTGTTTGCGAGGATAGTCCACCAACAGTTCTATGTTTCTCATGACCCTGTCACGATCCGACATCTTGTTGATCTGTTTGCCTGCTTGTTTGTTCAGTGTTTCTATGCCAAACTGTCCTGACCTCAAACCTATGTTGTACAGACCTTCCACCATGCCAGGCAACACCAATAGGTCTTGTCTTAGGTACGACCAAAACTGTATGGGCTTGGGCAGTTGCCTGACCACATTGCCTATGGATTCAATTTTTTGCACAGTGTCATTGAATGTGTCATCCGAAAACATATATCTTGTGATACCATACCTGTCATAGTTTTCAGACATCTCTTCCAACAGTATGTCTTCCTGTCGCACATAGTCAAACTTCTTCTTGCCTATGAAAGGATAGGAACAAAACTTGCATTTAAAAATACAGCCACGAGCAATCTCAATGGGCAGTGTTTCTCCTTTGAGATACCCATCATAGGATCTCTTGACTGATTTCACGGAATCAAACTCCAGTCCGTCTGCCCTGTAATCCCTGATCACCATGGGGCCATGTTCTGATCTATGATTGAATTTTAATGATTCACCCTTGTGTAAATGATTGGCCAGGTTGACCACTGAACGATCTGCATATCCTACCACGAGATAATCCGCCAGGTTGTTCCATTCACTGTCAAAGGTTGCAGGACCTCCCATCACGATAGGACATCTTGGATTTTGCATATGAACGAAATCCTTGAAGTCTTGATTCAGATGTTTGCCGTGTGGCAAAAACTGTCCTGGTTCTGGCCAGCCATAGTACAGTTCTCCATCTGGACCACGAGAGGTATTGGATATGTCTTTGTAAAAGAAGTTGGATATACCCACAAACAGGGTGTTCCTGTTGATGATGTGTGACAACACATACTTCAGTTCTTCATAACCAAATGTGTGTAGGTGGTTTATCATGGCCACCTGGTAACCTGCCTGCCTGAGTTCAGAAGCCAATCGTTCTATGCCATTGCACTTCATCATCCACAGGGTGTCTGTGTGGTCAGCCAATAATACTACATTTGGTCTATCTGGATCCCAAAAGTCCATTCTTCAACTTCCTTTTTCGTAATTCTATCTTGATGTTACTGGTCTCAGTAGCATTTACAATACTTATCAGGGTAGCTATGCGACCATAACGGACGACACTGTCATTGATATCCTTGACATCATCTGGCCAATCCGGAATGGAGCAACCCCAGCCAAACTCTATGGCTTTCTCTATGAGTTCAAGTCCTGACTTGTCTTGATCCGGCACAACCACTATGGGTCTGTTCAAGGATTCAATCAACTGTTTTTGTCCATCCGACACTGTGTTATGTAACACACCCAGTGCGTTCAAGCTCAAGGCATCAAATATGCCTTCAGTCACGATCACGAATGACCAATCAGGTTGTTGTAAATCCATGCCAAACACATAGTCTGGTTGTTGCTCAGATATAAATTTAGGAGCTCGACTGTCCATGTATCTACTGGTATAGCCCACTATTTCACCTTCATGGGTGTACGGCACAATTATGCGACGGGCCTGTCTACCGACATCTCCAGGAGTTATCATGTATGGATAGTCTGTGGATAAGTTTCTCTGTACTAGATAATCCACATACTCCTTGTCTGATGATCCTATCAATCTTGCACCTTCTGGCAGTTCACGGCTGTCGAACTTGATCTTGGGCTTTGGCTTCTGCTCGGATCTGTCTTGAACCAACTGTTCGATGTTTTTATGTTTTAATGATTCAAGATTGATCTGTTGGATAGTGTTGTTGTCCACTCCAAGCCAAGATAGCAACCGACGGGCCTTGAATGTGAGATTACGACCTAGTTTGAAACTGGTTTTGAATCCACAGTTGAAACAATGATACGACCAATCTGATCCCTGTGTTTTGACGCCACCACGACCTCGCTTGTCCTGAGACTCGCCATTGTGGGTACAACAGACAGCATTAAAACTTGTCCAACCAGATTGGGTGTGTTTCTTCTTGCCAGAAACTACAGATAGGATATCGAACATCTAGCAAGTGTACTAGATTACGATTCAAATGTCAAAGAATTATCTTACCTTTAAGGATGCAATGTTGCCTGATTGATTCATGATCTTCAGTCTCACGGTGGGATGAAATCCTGTGAAGTGAATATATCCTGTGGTGGATGATGCTGACAGTGACACAGTGTCACCTATGTCATAAAACAGACCGTTCACTCCGGCTGTGCCTTGTAGTTGCACGGAACCAGAAAATGTGGATGGTTTGTATTGTACAGTCATTGATCCATTGTCTCCACCAGCAAAAGTAGATGAGAAGTGTGTGGTGGATGTGGCTTCCTCATCTCTGGCAAAGGTAGGTATGGTGATGTCAGTGGAATCCACATACTCTGGATATACTGAATCCAAAATATCAACGGCGCCCCTGCCACCTAGGTCATCATCAACCAGTCCAGCTTCATATAATCCGTCTGATGACAAAAACTTTTCTATGGAGTAATTGGCTCTTTGGGCAGATATGTCATCCAGCTCACCTTCGGTAATAGTGACCTTGGCTTTGCCACCCGTGGCGGCAGTGATCACCATGTCCTTGTTTAACAATACCTTGGTGCCTTCTCTGTTCATGATCTTGAATGTGAAAGTCATGCTGGTAATATTGACTGGTTTTTGGTCTTGGTTTTGAAACACAAACAATAGTACATTGTCTGTGCCTTTGTGCAATTTTAAATCTCGTGCATACACTGTTCTATGTCTCCTTGTTTGTATCTCAGTATTCGAGGTATCCGTTAATATCACGGTGTGATTTTGGTTGTATAAGTAAATTTGACTCGAGTACATAACAACTATATTTATGGGTGATGATTTCCTAAAACAATTATCTGAAAAATACCCGTTTATTTCTGTCGTAAGCTACGGCAAAGAAGAATTCGTAGGTATCATTCAGAACCAAGACACTCATGTGACCACTCTGTACAACTATGGCAGAATTGTCGATCCTGAACTTAAAAAGAAGTTTCTGGAACTGGCAGAAGTATGGTGGTGGGAGTCCAACAGGCAAATACCTATCAACATATTTCTAAAGGATGAATGGAATCCATTCTCCAGGTATCTGATGCACATGGTCAACAAGGATCTTGAAATAATAATGGGTCCTGTGGTGTCACTCAAGGAAATAGCCCAGAAGCGAACCAAACGGCGTTCAATCACACTGGTCAAAAGAATAAATTAAGATTGGTCCTGTTCATGGATCAGTTTCATGTGCAACGAAACCAACACTGCATAGCTCACGGCGTGTGCTTTCTTAAATGTGTATTCATCTGTTTTAGTCCAGATGTCAGCACTGATCTCTTTCCAATCCTTGCCCACTAGATGTCTTTTGCCTGGACGAATCAGGGCCAGGAACATGGACATTCTGGGCACAGAGTCCACAGTCATGTTTTTCATGATGTTCCAATGATTGGATATGTGTATGATTTTTTGCACAAACTCTTGTTCCTTCAATCTGTGCCATGGACAGTCTCGACGCATCAGATCATCATAGTGTCGTTGATCCTTGATCAGATCATAAACATGAACATTCAAAAAGTCCAGTTTGAAGTAACCTCTTTGTTCTGCTGTCTTGTAATCTATTGCACTCAACCCTGTGAATGGATTGGCAGGTATGTCAGACACATACACACCTGTGTTGTGCTTGACTTCTTGACCTTTCTTCAACTGCATGGCAGGTGTATGACGAATCAATTTAAGTATTTGATCCCTGTCTGCAAAGTCAATATCAATGTCTGTGTAGTTTACCATCCTGCGTCCTTCAACATAGTTTTACAATATTCTGTATCTGCTGGATAGGCCTTGAACCTATTTTTCCAACGATCAGGTTGTACATAATCAAATATAATGGCCAATTGATCAGAAGTCAAGTCGTTTAGGAACTCATGACCTGAATCACAGTTGAACACACACCAGCCAGTGATCCTGCCCTGTGTCACATAATGACATATCTTGGATCTGTTGCCATGCCTTAGGAAATGTTCCACGGGCTCTGAATTCTTGTATGACCATGCAATGCCTGTCTCCAGTGCTCGTGCCACTGCATCCGTGGCATTCTCCATCAGGATATATTCTTTCAGATATTCATCATAGTTTTTGTCTGTGCACCAGTAGTCCACTTTCTTGTTTTTCTTGAGCAACCATTCACAGAATCTCTGTGGATTGATCACCCTGGTGTCTGCACAGTACACACCATACTTGAAGAAAGCCCTGTAATAAGGTGATTGTGCAAAGTCATCGAATGTTTTTGATTTGGCAGAACCTTGTGTGTATTCAAAGAAACGAATAAAACACTGGAATGCGATCCTGGATCCTGGAGTATCCTTGTTTTGATATCTCCTCTTCTGTTCACATAGGTGGACTTCTAGTGTAGATGACCTAGCAAATGCCCTGCCACAGTACTTGCATTTAAAGTTCTCTTTTGACTTGATCTGAGTCATAGCCATGTTCTCTTGCATAGGCAGTGAAATCCTTGCGGTCATTGATTGTTAGTAATGTGTCTATTTCATCTTCCTTGAGATGTGGCCAGTGTGACTTGACCCACTTTCTCAGTTTGGATGAAGGACCTTCTTTTTTCTTGTGTGCCAACCAGTAGTGAAACTTGTTG